GATAATAATTACAATATCATATCAAATAATTGGCATCCATTTTATATTCTTCATTGGTTGTCGGGAAGATCCATTCCAAATATACAAGGTGCAAAAGGAAACACTGCGGGATTTTTCTTTTTTGAAACCTCAGAAGGATTCAAGTTTAAATCCATAGATGGAATGCTTTCCGAAACTGGAACTGGTGGAAATAAAAAGAATGTAAAGAAATTCATATACAATCAAACTGTTGATCTTCCTGTTGATTATGATGCAAAAATTCTTGAACTTGATCCACCAAATCCAAGTGGAGATATTATAAGAAAATTAGAAGCAGGAACCTATTCTACAAGAACAATCCTATTTGATCCCTTTGATTGTTATTATGAAGTTATAAATCCAAATTCACAATCTTCTGCTTCAAGTAAAGCATCACAAGAAAATCTTCAAAAAGCAGGAAAGAATCTACCAAAAATAAATCCAAAGTTTAATATTGAAGGACAAAACAAAGACTTTTCAAAGACAAAATATCATTTAATTGATAGAGGAACATTACCATCTGGAGATACAAAAAAACAAATAGAAAAATCTAAAGATCAAAATTTTGATCCAAAGAATATTTTGAATCAGTCTTCAATGAGATACAATCAACTCTTCTCATCAAAAACCACGATTACAATTTATGGCGATTTAAGTTTACACGCAGGAGATTTGATTTGGATAGACCCACCAGAACTATCAAATAAACAAACTCAAGGACTGGATAATTATCTTGGTGGATATTATATTATTGCAGATCTCTGTCATTATTACAATTTATCAACGGGATGCTTTACCAAGATTACTGCAGTTAGAGATTCCACTGGAAAAAAAGGAAATCCTACTTATAATCCTTTTTAAATCTGTTAAATAGTAAATAATACATCACCAATTATGGAAAGTGTAGAAAAGCATATAGAGTATGATAAAAAAATATTGGATGACCCATTAACTTCCCCTCAAGCAAAACGTCACATTGAGGATGAATTGGCTGCACTTGAAAGATGGTCTCAAAATCATCCAACCAAACATCACGACCCAACAGCATTGGAATTATATTGTAATGATAATCCAGATGCATTGGAATGTAGAATTTATGAGGACTGATGAGTTTATATAACCCTGGGTTTCTTGGTGAACATTTTAATTGGTGGATCGGACAGATTGCTGATGACTCCACTTGGAGAGATAACATACTGCCGGGAAAATTTACGGATAGAAATAGTGTCGTTGGGTGGGGATATCGTTATAAAGTAAGAATTATTGGTCTTCACGATCAAGATGAGGAGTCACTTCGTTCCGAAGAACTTGCTTGGGCCCAGGTGATGTATCCTGTGACTGCAGGTGGTGGTCAAGCATCTGCATCACAAACTCCAAATCTTCGTCAAGGAAATTTTGTATTTGGATTTTTCCTTGATGGGCAGGATCAACAAGTCCCAGTCATTATGGGAGTTCTGGGTAATAATGCACAAACAGCATTATCTAATAAAACAGCACTCACTGGAGGAAAGAATTTTAGTCCTCAAAGTGGATTTGCAAATACTCAAGAACCAAAGGTAAGAGATAAAAAGGAAAAAGTTCCTGATGAAGAGAAAGTTATTGTAAAACCAAAGACACCAGAGCAGACAGCAGAATGTGCTCCTGCTCCACCAAATGTCTCTGTAAATGAATACGGACTTCGTTCAGATAAGTCTCTTACACCTACTCAACTTGCAGATGCTCAAAGTGCAAGAACAGAGGCAGACCAAAAAGGATTAACTGGTGCAGAAAGAGATAATTATGTTCAACAAAAAGTAGCACTAGGAATTAAAAATCGTTGCAGAGAAGCAAGTTCTCCAGCATCATTATCTCAACCAGGAGCAACAAAGGAAAGTACAAATGCAGTTCATCAAACATCCGCTGGAGATAGAAAAAGACAAGACAAGTATCAAGAAAGAATTCCTCTATTAAAACCAGACGATAAAGTTGGGTCTGCAATTAAAGCTATTCAAACTGTATTAGATAATTTACTGCAAGAAATAGCAAAGTATTTGAATGCTCTTAAGTGTTATGCAGATGCAGTCTCAAGTATTATAAAAGAAATAATGAGTCTGATTTCAAAGGCTGCTTGTATTATTGCAAAATATATGAAAATAATTTTTGATAAGATTATGGAATATGTTTTGAAGTTATTAAACAAAGAATTAACTAAAATTGTTTCTGCAATGCCTTCAAGTATGAGACATATGATTGCAGATATAAAAGAAATTATTACTGAACTCATTCTATGTTTGTATAATAAAATTACTCAAGGATTATGTGGGTTGATTGAATCTTTATTACTTGCTGCATTGCAACCAGAAAAGATAGAACAACAAGCAAGACAAAGCACAAATGATAAAAGAAAGAATCCATATGTTCCAATGTGTTATGCTGAAGAAATTGTAGGGCAAGCAATTTCTTTTAGTAAAAATGATATAACTGAAGCAAACAACACTTTAATTAATAATGTGAATACTTTTCTTGATGATATTCAAGGTCAAATTTCTGGAGTGAATGGACCTTTTTCGGATATTACTTCATTGATTGGAAATATTGATGGAAGTATGACTTCTGCTTTAAGTTTTGAAAATCTTAAATTAAATCTTTTTGGATGTGAATTGAAACCAAATGTGGCAGTATCTGATTACTATACCTTTGCAAGAGGTGGTGCATCACAACCAGAACCACAAACACCAAATCTCAAATCAGTTGAAGATATTGCAGCAAAAACAACATCAGTAACTCCAACTGCAGAGGTTCCTTATGTTGAACCAACAAAGGCAACTCCGAACGTGAATCTAAAGAGATAAATATGATTAAACTGGAATCCAAGAAAGATTATAATATAGATGTCTTTTAATATTTTTGGGCCTGCTTCACAAGACTCAATTAGAGTTGGATACATTTCTACCGACAGAGGATTTGTTGAGGGTGTATCTGTATGTGAAGCTAATGATTATGCAAAATTAAATCCTGGAACTCGTTTTGTATTTAAGACCAGGAACTTTATTAAGTATCTAAACATCAATGAAGTTAATCAACTCACTCCAAATGATATTGTTTCTGAAGAAAGTCCTTGTGGGGGAATTCAACTTGAATCTGAATGTGGTTCACCGCAAGTTTATTTTTATGGTGGTGGGGGAGTCGGTGTTCAAGGAAATCCGGTTATTGGTGAAGATGGGGCATTGCTTGCAATTGATTTAGTTTCTGGTGGGTTTGGATATCAATACGCACCAATTGTAGAAGTTAAAGACAGATGCAATATTGGAGTTGGTGCAGTTACACGTGCTGTAATTGGTGAAATTACGGAAACAGTTGAGTTTTATGATCAAGAAGAAGATTTTGAAGAATATGAATTATGTGAGCCTACGGATGTTGGGTATGGTAAGAGGTATGACCCAAATGGAAAAGAACTTGGACCTTGGGAACCAACTCTCTATGCAAATTTATCCAAAGATCCGATTGCAAGAGAAATTAAGGAGTATCAAGATTTTCTTAGACAGTTGCAAAATCCTTGGTGGAGTACAAGAAAAGAGCCTCCACTAAAATTAACTTCCGCAAATAAGGTTACAAGAACAAAATTTAATGTTAATTATCCTGCTTGGAATGAATTTATGAATTCATTTGCAGTGTCTCCCGTTCCACCATCAAATGTTTCTGGGAGTGATTTTGCAGCAATTCCGTTTACATTTGAGTGGGAAGAAGAGTTTCCTTATGATGGTGAGTATGTCTTTAGAGGATTGTGTGATAATAAAGCAGAGTTTTATTTAGATAATGTAAAAATAGCAGATCTTAGATCTTTTAAAGATTCCCCCGAAACAATTATAAAAACAATCAAGGCTGGTGTTCATAGAATTCGTCTTGACTTATTAAATACTGCAATCAAAGAAAAAGTTATAAAACAACAAACAGAAACACAAGTCGCGGGTGTTGATTTTATTCTTAAGAGTGATGGATATTATATGACTGTTGGTGGTAATACTGATGTTGAAGTAGGTCTTTCTTTGCAATATGCTAATAACTCAAGTTCATCAGTTTCTAAAATTATTATTCCAAATCCAGAAGGACAAAGTGTAGTTTTAAGTTCAGAAACAAAGGAAGAAAAATCTGTTTTTAAGGCAAATGAATCTGGTTACGGTCCAATTCAATTTACTGGTGAGGCAAAAAAGGTAAGTTTATCACGAAGAAATTTAGCATATGGTCCTGATAGTTCAAAATATGGGGAAGTTAATTTTCTTGGCGCAGATGGATCAACAATTCAAGCAACACTCAGAGCATTTTCTGCAAAAAATTTACAGGAAATTAGAATAGCAAAATCATCATCGTCATCAACATCATCTCAAAATACACAATCAAGAAGAGTATTTAATACCATTGATTATATTAATAAAGCAGATAGATCTTTATGGAGAATTGATCCAAGAGCAGGAAGAGATGCTGGGTTTATCAGTCAATATGGAATTCTTCCTTTTGACCCCACATCAACTGAATCTGAAACAGAAAGTTTTTCTGGAACTCATATAATTAATTGGAAAAACATTACATTTCCAATTGATGGTAATTATAATATTGAAATAATGGTAGATGATAATGTAACTCTTACTTTTATTGGACCTAATGGAAATACTACAATTAATAAAAATGGATTTAGTGGACCAGGAAAAAGCACTGGAAAAACTTTAGAAACAAAATTTTTTAAGGCAGGAGATTATACATTAAGAGCAGAACTGGAACAAATTAATGTTGGTCCCTTATCAAAAGGAAATCCAATGGCTCTTGCCATTAATATTGAAACTTCATTTAGAGAAGAGGAAGTTGTTTCTCCAAAATCTTGGAATGAAAACCCGATGGGTGTTGCATTAACAATTGATGCACCAATGCCCCCTATTCCTCAAGAACCTCTCATACCACAAGAAGGTAGGTGTCCAAATAACCCAATTTGGTCAACAAGATTTCCGAACGGAACGGAAAAGTGGTGGCCAGTTAAGTATATAAAAGATTTAAAAGAAGGCCCAAGTTGGAGTCAATTTATGAATCGTTATGCTGTTTCTCCAGTTCCACCTCTTTCAAAAAAAGGAAGTGATAGTGGTGGAGTTGTTTATAGAAATGAATGGAATTTAGATATTCCATATGATGGATTTTATGCACTCAAATCAACTGTTGATAACGCAGGAAGAATCTTAATTGATAATGTACCGATTATGCAGGCAAATTATATACCGATAGAATTGAGAAATAGTAGAGGTGGAAGTGGTGTTGAACAGAGAAGTGGTATTGCGGATATTGATGGTGGTAGAATATACAATTGGAGAGAAAATGATCCCAAACCAAAAAAAGTTTTCCTGACAAAAGGAAAACATATGATACAAGTTGAGGTTGAAAATGGAATTACGGAAACATTTGAATTTGTAGATAAAAAGATCTTTAGTACAAAAGATTGG